GATAGTCATCGAGCAGGGTCAGCGAACCGATGGACTGGTGGAACATGTTAAGGTTCCCGGTGTCCAGCAGAAGGCGCTGAGCGGTCATCAGGGTCTCACGAGCGATCTTAAAGGTGCTCGGGAGGTTGGCGTTGTTCGGGTCAGCAGGGCCCGTGTACTCACGCAGAGACACAAGCACCTTGTCCTTAACGATGGAGCGGCTGTTGGCCGTACCAATCGTTTGGTCTTGGGTGCGCTCACGCTGAGTCTTGGTACCAGGGTTGCCCCAAAAACGATACCGGTCTAACTGAACGGTTTGACCAGGCTGTTTGGTGAAATCGTGGACAACAACAGGCTCGGCTGCCATCTCCACAATATAAGCCGGATGGGGACGGTACAGCTCCGCACCCAGCAGCTTCGGGAAATCGTTATCGATAAACATGTTGGTTACTCAGCGTAGGTTTAGCTGATACCCGAGGACAAGTATCCTCTACAAAATGGAACAAAAGCTCCACTAGAAAAATTATAGCAACAATTTATCAATCCGGATTAATAACTTTTGAAATTAAGCTTCCGGATTTACCATCACAGGAAAATTGTATCCTGGCAGCATGTTTCCAGGGGCATAAGCCATTGGTGCCATCGAACCCATTGCATGGTAAGGATTGACGGTCGGAGGCTGCATATCAATCTGTGGGGATTGAATTTCAGGATCGATGCCAGCCCCGGCTGCAGCTGCTTGCATAGTTGCCATCATGTTGGCAGCTTCTGCCATTTGTTTCCGAGATTCGGATTTTTTGACAGCTTTTTTAGCTTTAGATTTGTCCATCAGCGGCCACCTTTCTTTTGAGGCATAGGGGGTTGAATGCCCATCGGGAGTTGTCCAGTCATCGGCATGAATTGACTAAACATACGCTGCTCATTGGCAACAATTGCATCTTGCGTATATTCAGCTGAATCAATAAATTGAGCAGCCATGAGGCCGTTTCTTGAAAGCGGGGACCCAGGGAGATTTAACTTTAAATAAGCCGCATCCAAGTCGCTAGGCATCGGGGGCTGCGGAGCATTAGGATTCCCAATTTTAGGGGCGACACCACGCGCTCTAATTGGTGCATACTCGTCGACCATACCGGCTTGCACTTGTTGCATTAGATTACCGGCACCAAAACTAAAAAGAAATGGAGAGCCAATTGGGCCGCCAGCGGTGCCAATCTTCGCCAAAAACTGCTCAGTTCGTTTACCAGCGCTCTCCTTTTTAGCAGTCATAAATATTACAAATAAAAGGGGCAGCTGTTGCTACCCCTTATTTTACATTTACTTATTTTTCTGATAAATGGCGTTTATTCAGAATACCGATAATCACTCCATCACCAGAAGCTTCTGGCGGAAGACTTCGGGATTGGACTGAGCAGCATTCAGATAGCGCCAAGCATTCGAAGGATCCCGATCAGCCAGAGAGCCGAAGCTATTCCAGAAATCCATGGGATTGCCTTGCGCTTGAGGTTGAGGAGGAACAGGCATCTCAGGGCGCTGAGGAGCGGCCGGACGCTGGTACTGTTGACCAACAGCTTGACCTTGTTGAGCGGGGGCATAACCAATTTCCGAATCGGGAATCGGATAGGGGCCATTCTCACCGAAGAACTCACAGGTATAGTCGGCAAGGACATCGGGATCGGTCAGGATGGTCTCATAAGCACGGTGCTCATTCGAAAGCTCCTGAAGAAGACCCACAGATTCCATGAGTTGCTGATTGGTTTGAATCAGCGCATCTTCCAGCTGGCAAGCATAGCTATTAAGGATGGCGGGAACGTCCGCGCCAAAATAATTAATAACCTCAAGACTTTGCGGGCTTACTCCGTTTGCCAGAAGCTGGTCCTGGCTGATTTCCTGTGAAGGTTGGGAATAAGCGTTGGAGTAAGCCTGGTTGTTGCTGGTCCCAGGCATAGAGGTCGGCATCCCCGCGTTGTTGTACTGGGGAGCCTGTTGGGAAGCGTAACTGGCCGGGTTTACCGGTTGAGTCACTGCCGACTGTTGACCCTGGAAGGGGAATTGGACGGGCGAACTCAGGAGCCCCACCACCCGATTGAACGCCTCCTTGTAAGGATTCTCCGCCTGAGGTGCCGCTTGTGGGGCTGCCTGGGGTGCTTGGGGGTAAAACGCTGTAGGGGCTGATGGGTAGCTGGGGACCCCCATCTGGGCCTGGGTTTGCGGGGCGGGGGCCACCATCTGCTGGTAAGGCGCCACCCATTGAGAGTTGGTCGCCACCGCCGGAGCTTGGGCCGCCGTCTGGGTCATTGGAGCCGCGTAGCTGGTCGGCTGGGTCGGGGATACTTGGGGTGCCGATTGGGTCGGCATTGCGGTATCGGCCTGCATAGGTTACCTCTTTTTGTAGGCTTTCGAGAGTTCGGTAAAGGAAGGGGGTAAGATCAAGTCTTGGATCCGCAGCCATCGGTAAATTCGGTTGCTGCGGATGTGGTGTCCGCATTTCTAAATTGACAAGGTCAATAAATGCGGAGTAGGCCCTCTGTACTTCCCCCACCATCCGGAATGGGAACCCCGAGAGCATGCCCGCGATTTCGTCATCCGTTTTTGAAGGGAACAAATACTTCAGTGCTTCAATGCTATCAACCCCTAACTCTTGCAGGTTTCGGGTAAAAATAGACTGGTTTAATTTATCTTGTGCGCTATCCTCATAAACAGGACCCATCCAACGCCAGGCTACAGAGCGATCCCCATCAGGGGCCAAACCTAGAACACCATCAGGGATTTCTTTTGTCTCTAATGCCGTATCAATAGCTTTCTGAAGTTTCTTTTCGTAAGTTGATTTTTGCTTTTCATATTTCACAACAGCAACTTCATCATCCGGATTCTCGGGAGGAGCTGGGTATTTAATTCCGGAAGCGTAAGCCAATGATTTCCTGAAGATTTGCTCTTCTTGAAAAATCATTAATTCAAAACACTTACAAATTCCATACGTATAAAGTTGCAAACATTTTTTCCTTGCCGTCGCGCCGACACGACCGTAGGCAGATTTAACTTCAGTGGCAGTAACATTTGTGATACTCAAGTCATCAATACCGCCCAACGCCAGTCGGATCTCACTTCTCAACTGCTCTGCGTACCTAGCCTGATCAGTGCTTACAGCATTCGGTGTAATAAAACCGACACGATCAGTTGGCTCCAGGTTGGCGATAACCCGAGGAACCCTCATGCCACTTCCTGGTTTGCCGATGTACCCAGGAGGCTGTCGGTTTACGTTATCTTGTTTGTACGTGGAACTTGATAAGAAAAATTCAGATTGAAATCCTGACTGGCTTGAAATGCTTGGACGTTGAGCAACATCAGTATCTCCGCTTTCGACAATGTCCTGCTTGGGCCTGGATGAAAGGAGAGTGGGATTACCGAAGAAGGACAGGTTGGCGCGAATATTTTTAACCATCTCATCGTGTGCGATGATTTGGTTTGACATCCAATCAAATTCACCAGCCCCTTCAGTACCAAAAGCATCGGGGTTGTTAAAGACCTCAACACAGGGAATAAATTCCATGGTGTTGACAACTGTCTTTTTGTCAAATACGCCAAACTCCATTGTTGGCATATCAAACGTAATTTCTTGCTCGCTATGAAACTCTTCGATCTCCGTAGCGGTAATCCGAAGTCTCATATACCGCTTATCCGTATTTAGTCCAACACCCTGAAAACCACGGGTGGAGCGAACTTTATACGGATAGATAATGATGACTTCCTCTAGATCGCCATCCGGAGAGTAATAGGTGCGATACGAATCTTTATCAAACCAGTACAGACGATACGTTTTTTTAGTGGGGCGAATATAAAACAGTCCTTTTCCGTAGCACAAAAACCGGTCCCAAATTGAATCTAAACGGGCATCCAGCTTGTTAAATTTGATTACCTGTTGAATAAAATCAAATCGTTGGGTTCCGAGGTTGTCTTGTTCTGGATAAAATTCAACACCTTGCCGGATCCCGAACATGCGCATCTGGCCGAGATGCGCATTGACCAGCATCGTGTCTGCTGTGCCGCTACCATCGCGAGTTATGACTGCCTTAAGAATGTCATCGAGGGCAGTTTTATTTCCGTCGCTCATGGGTTGTTAAGGATTACTCGTCAATATCGTAGCCAACAGCAATGCGTTTTAGTGTAATTACGTCATCTTCAACCTCGAGTTCAAAACGCTCGTTTGGTTGAAGTGCCATGTCGTGACACAATTCGTCGGGAAGCGGGATTACGGCAGAGCCGTAGACATCCTGTTCAAGTTCGACGTTGTAATAGCTGGTGGACATTGGGTGATTTTATAAGTCTAGGTCCAAAATACTTTATACCACATAATCTGATTTAGAACTCCAGCTGGAGTTTCCCTCTGGTCATTAAACCATTGCACAACCAAACCAGTGAATCGACGCAGTCATCGTGAGAGCTGACGCCAAAATTGACGATCTCATCGTGCAAATACCCGAAGCGTCTGTACTTGTTAAAAATGATTTTCCGTTGCTCGAACAAACCCATGATGCCACGGAACCTGGCCACTTTGTCACCACGGAATCCCTTGATCGCGTGCCAATTCATGTTATAAAGTCCGTGGTCCCCAAGGCAAATCCGTTTGAAGTCTGCCTCAAGCGAAGCTTGATATGCAACCGCTTCAGACCAGATGTCAATATTACTGCCAGTGGGGAAGTAACGATTGTTGTCTTTATGAACGACACCCCACTCTTCCATCATTTCCATTAATGCCTCAAGTTTTTCTAGGTTCCCCATCATTCGAATTCGTTTGCAATCGATGATGTGAATTCTGTCGCCAACACGACCACCCATCGTAAACACGGTATAGTCATTCTGCTCTCGAATGCCTGCCGACAAATCAACGCCGACACCCAAAGAATCAAATTGGGTGGCAATTGTACCTTTAACAATTAAATCGGGAGACAGCGATAGCTCACTGGTTTGTACAATTTGATTTTGATATTGAAAACTAAATGCGATTGGGGCCTGCCTACGACGATCTTTCAAATAATCCAAAGACCAAAGTGCAGGCCAATAAGACAGCTCCTCCCCTTGCTCATCGATTGTGATGGCTGATTGAACAATTTGAATCCAATCATTTGCCGGGATGAAAGTGGTGTTATGAATATCATCATGTCTAAATCTGGTGCCAAGACAAATTGCTCGGCCACCTTCAAACATCGTAGGAACAATAACTGAATTCCAGTTATCTTCCATCGCGGCACGAATGTCTCTGTTTTTGATGTCATCAGCAGATTTGATCGCGTCATCAATAATGCAAAGATGTGAACGCTTTGAGGTCACGGCGCCTTTCAAACCTGCGCAACATACAGTAAATTCCTCTTCACCGGTAGATTTAATCCCTGCAAATTTCCAGTCAATGCTCCAATATTCGTTGGAGTTGATACCTTTTGCAATTTTTACGGTTGGAAAAACTTCTCCGTAAATTTTGCTTTCTTCAATGATTCGTTTAATAGCTGCACTTTTTGGACGAGCAACGTCAACGGTGTAAGAGATATACAGAATTTTGAGAGGTTTTTTGTGTAAAGCGTGTATTCCAATTGCCCAGGCAGTGAATAGACCTAAAACCGTGGATTTGGCACTACCCCTTGGTGCCAAAATATCTACATTGGGTCCGGCAATACCAATTAAACATTCGCTGTTCTCGTCAGTACAAAGATATTTGTGCCACTCCTTGTGGTGATCTGCCGGGGGTTTATCGCCAACAACTTCACAAAAATAACCAAAATCTGCCCTGGCTCTTTCAATGTCGACAGTACTTGTTTGTTTTACGACACGCTTTTGTGCCGCAGCACGAGCAGTCCGCCGATATACAGAATAGATGCTAGTTGCTACCATGCCCGTAGCTTAGCGCAATTAGCCTTACGATTCTTCTGACAGGATCTTAGTCCAAACGCCCATGGAAGCTTCCTGGAGTGGTCCCTCAATGGGATCATCGCGGAAGATAGAAATCATCTCCCGTAAAGCTCGGTCAGCACCAGCAAGAATTAAACCTTGTTTGTCTAATAAAACTTTTTCGTCATTAAGCTGTTTAATCGAGCCACGCAATTCTTTTTGAAGCATGGCAATTCTGGAAGTTCCCATATCCTGCTTCACTATGCCCATATCAATTGCATCTCGCAATTTAGCAATATCTTGCTGCATGGAATCAATTTCATCCTCCAGCAAGGCATTGAAATTGCGTTTTTTAAACTCTTTCTTGGACCATTCGT